ATTATTTTTACTTACCTCCCTTTAATTTATGGAATTCAAGTCAACAGAACGCCCTGCCTGATTTAGGAGACTATAATAACTATGTAAATAATTTAGTTAGAACCTATCAACAAGCTGCAGCTACTAATCAACCAAATAACTTATCCCCAACAGGATCTATTCAGTACCCCTTAGGACCCGATTTTGTAGAAAAAGGAAATATAAAAACCTTAGAACAGTTTGTAGGAGATGTAACAGTAGAAGGAAGATGGGGCAATTCAATTAGATTTGGATCTACAAGCCTCAACAAGGCAGCTAATTATTGGTCTACTGATACTAGTATTCCCGGTAATCCAATTACTATTTTAAGAAACGGACAAAACCCAAAATCTAGTAATACAGGATATGAATTTGTGGCAGAAGATATAAACACAGACTTATCTTCTATTTGGTTAACTTCATACCAAAAAATTAAATTACCATCTACTTTACTTTCAGAATATAACCAACCTCAAATTATACTTAACTCAGATAGGGTAGTAATTAATTCTAAAAACGATAGTGTAATTTTAAACAGTAAAAAGAACGTATTAATATCATCCCAAAAAACTATTGTAGAATCAACTGATGTAACCATTACTAGCAACAACATAAGATTAGGAGCAGAAGATGCAACTGAATCAGTATTAAAAGGAGATACTACAAATGAATTATTAAAAGCATTAACTCAAGCTGTTCAAGATTTAGCTAATGTTTTACAATTTGAAAAAACATGGCCTGGAGGTGTATTAGTAGCAAGTCCAAATCCTCTAGTTCAAGGAACTGTTTTACCTAATTTGGTTAATATTTTAAATACATTAAATAACGATACTTTAAAATCCCAAACTACTAAAGTAAAATAATTTGAACATAATATCTAACATACCAAATTTTGAACCTATCTCAGGCATAGTAACTGATGGTGTGACCCTAAAACCATTACCTGGAGTAAAAATCTCAGATAAATTAGGGAACCAAACTTTAACTAATTTTAAAGGTGAATTTAAATTTAAAACCCCAAAATTAGAAAATGGACATAAACCACAAGACTACCCTATAACATTCAGCAAATCTAAATACACTATTCATACCGAAATACCATATATATCAACTTTAGATGTAAAAAGTAGTTTAGGAGTTATAAAAATATTTACAGTAGAATATTCAACTCAAATTGAAGTCCTAAAAGACCAATCAACAAGTCGTGCAGAAACCGAAGCTTATAATAAACAATTTAGAACAGCTGATGTTTTAGCTCAGGAAAAAATAAATAAAGTAAAAGCAGATTTAAAAAATAAAGCTATTCCTTTAATATACACTTTAGCAGCATCTTATGGTGTGTCTCAACTTAATTTACTTTTAGGAAAATCTAAAGAAGAATTAAAACAATTTATAACTTGTCCTCCTAAAGCTGAAGTGGATAGAATAATAGCTGTAAAAAATAAACTAGTTAAACAAATAAACATATCATTAAATGTAATCAATAAAGCAAGTGATCTTTTAACTAAATCAGAGGCTATAATATCTGCCACTAATACTGCTATTAATATTTTAGAACTTTTACCTACCCCTACAGCAGTAGCTGGTGTGGGTATTCCAATATCTGTAATTAATGGGGTTCAAAAAGCAATTAAATTTTTAGATAATCTAGTAGGAAAATTACTTAACATAAACACAACCACTTTATTAGCGATAAATTTACTTAAATTATCTTTAGGACAAGTTTTATCATATTTAACCCTTTTAGATACTATAACTCAAATTTGCTCCCCTGACACTACCCAAGAACAGATCTCGGCTGAATTAACAGCTTTAACTATTCAACAATCTACCCAAACATCTCCTGTAGTTACAAATGTAAATGGATTTGATATGGGTGTTGAAACAGAAAATTCACCTAACACCCTAAAACGTAGACGAGCTATAGCTAAAAATATAAACGGAGTAACTGTATTAACAGGAGAGTGGTCTTTTAGCTCAATTGATCAGATATTAATAGATGAACTTGTATTCTATATTCAACAAAATAACTTAAAAGCGTATTAACCCAATATTTATAATCATATGAAAAGTACAGATTTCAAAAAAATAATTAAACAAGCTGTAAAAGAAGCAATTCAAGAAGAATTAAAAGATATTCTATTGGAAGCGGTTCGCTCACCAAAACAAGTAGTTAGAGAATCATTTTCACCAACTATACCTGTTCAACCTACAGTGAATCCAACTTTTACTCAACCAACAGTAGATGTAAGAAAATCTTATATGGATGTTTTGGGAGAAACAGCTTTAAGTTTTACTTCTAACGACGCGCAAACTTTTAACCCTAGAGGAGTAGACCCAATAAATGGATCCTTACCTTCAGGTGAATTAGGAATGGATCAAATAATGAATTTAATGAGTCCTAAATAATGGCTTTTAACCCACAGCAAATATACCCCATTGATCTTGATGCTAGTAAAGCAGTAGGGGTAAATATCCCTTTTTCAGGACCCGCTGTATTCATATCTAATTACCAAACTAAAGACGCAATTAAAAATAACCTAATAAACTTTTTCCTAACCAACCCAGGCGAATATCCATTAAATCCTTTATTTGGTGGTGGGATACAAAGTTTTATTTTTGAACAGATAGATAATGATACTCTAAATTTTCTTAGAGAAGACATAAACATGAAATTAGAAGGATATTTCCCTAACGTTATAGTAAATGACCTTACTGTATCTGGAGACCCAGATACTAACCTAATTAATGTTGAACTTAAATATTCTGTTAAAAACACTAATATTACTGATATTTTACAAATCCAATTTTAATGGCTACTACTAATAGAGATATAAAATACATAAATAGGGATTTTTCCGATTTTAGACAACGTTTAATTGAGTACGCTCAAACGTATTTCCCTAACACATATAATGACTTTTCTCCTGCATCACCTGGTATGATGTTTATGGAGCAAGCCGCGTATGTGGGTGATGTTTTAAGTTTCTATTTAGATAACCAATTCCAAGAAAACTTTGTCCAATATGCTCAACAAACAAATAACATATTTGATTTGGCATACATGTTTGGGTATAAACCTAAAACAACAGGAGTAGCACAAGCAACAATTGATTTCTACCAACAATTACCAGCTAAAAACGTAGGAGGTCTTATTTTACCTGATTACGATTATGCTTTAACTATAAGTGAAAATACAACTATAACTTCGCAAAATGGTACTTCATTCTTAATTCAAGATAAATTAGATTTTTCTTTATCTAGCTCTCAAGACCCAACAGAAGTAACAATATATCAAGTAGCAGGAAGTGTTCCTCAGTATTTTTTATTAAAGAAAAGTAGAAACGCTATTTCGGCTACTATAAAAACTCAAACATTTACCTTTACTACCCCACAACAATTTACAACTGTAGATATTATTGATTCAAACATAATAGGTATTTTAGATGTGGTTGATTCTGATGGTAATACTTGGTATGAAACAGACCATTTAGGGCAAGAAATGGTGTATGACCCAATTGCGAATACAAATATTAATGACCCTAATTCAACAAGTGACGTTTCATATTTATTAAGACTTAAAAAAGTACAGAGACGTTTTGCTACTCGTTTTAATTCTTTAACTAATTTACAATTACAATTTGGAGCAGGAACTACATCAGATAGTGATGAAGAAATAACTCCTAACCCAAATAATGTAGGTTTAGGATTGCCTTTTATAAAGAGTAAATTAACAGCTGCTTATTCACCTGTTAACTTTCTTTACACAGATACTTATGGTATTGCACCTTCAAACACAGCTTTAACTGTAAGATATTTAGTTGGTGGTGGAGTGAGCTCAAACGTACCAGCTAATACATTAACAGCAATTAACACCGCAAATGCTAAATTTAATACAGTAAATCTAAATACTACAACAGCAAATTACATATTTACTTCATTATCAGCGACCAACCCAGATGCAGCAAGTGGAGGTAGAGGTGGAGATACTTTAGAAGAAATTCGCCAAAATACTTTAGCATTAGTAGCATCTCAACAGCGTTCAGTTACAGCAGATGACTATTTAGTTAGAGCTTTAAGCATGCCTTCTGAGTATGGTGCTGTTTCTAAAGCATATATTGAACAACCTAAATTAACAGACAATCAAGTTTCTACTATTGAAACTCTTAATTTATGGGTTTTATCTCAAAATTCATTAGGACAATTAAATGTAGCTTCTACTACTTTAAAAAATAATCTTAGAACTTATATGTCACAATATAGAGTAATAGGAGATAGTATTGAAGTTAGAGATGCTTTTATAATCAATATAGGTGTTAATTTTGAGGTAATAGTTTTACCTGAATATAATAACAATGAAGTATTACTTGCTTGTGTAACTGCTTTACAAAATTATTTTAATATAAATAACTGGCAGATTAATCAACCTATAATGCTTAGAGATCTTTATATCCTGTTAGATAAAATTAAAGGTGTCCAAACTGTTAAAACAGTGAATATAGAAAATAAAGCAGGCACAACATCAGGTTATTCTGCTTATGCTTATGATATATCAAGTGCCACACAAAATAATGTTATATATCCTTCACTAGACCCAAGTATATTCGAAGTTAAATATCCTAATTTAGATATTAAGGGTAAAGTGGTACCTATGTAATATTTATAATAAAATGGCTGTTTATAAAATATTCCCTTATAAGGACGCTTCAATATACTCATACTATCCTGTAATGAACTCGGGATTAGACGCTATTAATGAAATATATAATACGTTAACTATAGAAGGTACTCCTGACATTGCTAGATTTTTAACCCAATTTGATTCAACTGAAATATCTGATATTATAAGTAACAAGATTGGTAATTCATCTTGGGATGTAAACTTTAAAATGTTTATAGCGACCGCTCAAGGGATAGGGGCGTCGTATAAATTAGAAATATGGCCTGTAGCTCAAGGATGGAATAATGGAACCGGCCATTACCTGGATGTGCCCGAAGTAATAGATGGAGTGTCATGGGCATACTCTAATTACTCAGGATCAGGAGGATGGAGTCTTAGCGGCAGTGTAGGATCTAATTTATATACTGGTTCATATAGTTCTTCATATGCATCTCAAGGAGGAGGAAATTGGTTTTACTCTGGATCTGGAGTTTCTTCATATAAAGTTACCCAATCATTTGATTTAAGAAGTGATAAAGATATAGATGTAAGTGTTAAAACTATAGTATCTAAATGGAATAGTGGTTCTTTACCTAATTATGGTTTCATCACTAAATGGGAAGATTCAGTAGAATTTAACCCAAGCCAATACGTACAGCCTATATTAAAATATTATAGTGTAGACACAAACACTATATACCCACCTCAATTAGAGTTTAAATGGAGAGATTACTCATCTGTACTAACAGGATCTTTAACAGGGAGTATAGTAACAACAACTAACCTTAAAATTGCATTAAACGAAAACCCAGGTGTATTCTACCCGGAAAGTGTAAATAGATTTAGAGTAAATTCTAGCCCTTTATATCCACCAAGAACATATCAAACATCGTCTTATTTTACTAATTTATATTTTCTTCCAACTGCTTCATACTATGCTGTAAAAGACTTGGATACCAACGAATATGTTATTAATTTTGACTCTAATTACACACAAATTAGTTCTGATAGTGAAGGTAACTACTTTACTTTATATATGAATGGTTTAGAACCAGAAAGATATTATACAGTATTAATTAAAACTATAGTAAACGGAACTACATTAATATTAGACGATCATTATTACTTTAAAGTAATTAACGGATGAGTGAAAATATAAATTTAAATAAACAAGTATATAACAAAGGTGATTACCAAAAGGTAATCAATACTTCTTTTACTCAATTGGGGGTTCAAACTATCCAAGAACAACTTATAGCCCAACCAACAGTAGAAGAATTCTTTAACATGTATAATGAATTATTTTACCAAATACCCGAATTAGGAACAACTAATTCACATGAATATTTAATTAAAACAAGTAGTGAATATATAAACTATAACGCTAATAGTGAAGAAATAGCAGCACTACAAGCCGAAATAGCCCAATTAAGAATAGATTTACTTGATGCTCAAAAACAAGTAGTAAGTTTACAAACAGGAACAACAATATAATGGCAACAGATATCGTACAAATAAATACCCAAGATTTTACAACACAAAATTATGAAATCAAGGATACAAGTCTAATATCAACTTTTGATGTTAGTACTAATTTATCATCTAGTGGGTATTTAGAATTTTTTGTATATGATAACAACAAAAATATATTATACTTTGATTATAATTTTTCCCAATACAAAGTTTTAAATGATGGACAATCTGCTGGTTCAAGTAATGCTTTATCCCAAATAACAATAGATCCTGAAAGTAATTTAGTAAATTTAGGCTACGACCAAGGAGAATACATTGCGTACTATAACTTTTTAAATAAACAAATTGGTTCAAATATTGAACAATTATACATTACTGAAATATCTTCAGATAGAACTGAACTTCGTTTAGATAGTACAGTTTTATCTAATCTTGATATAGTAGAAAAAACAAATGCATTTGTTCAAGAAAGAGAAAGTAGTACTTACTTTTTAGATTTCTATATCAATTTTGGAGATAATCAATTACTAATTGCAAATAACATTCAATTAGATAATCAAGACCCAACCAATCCAACTGTATTAATTAAATTATATGATCCACTACCTACTGAATTTGATTTAAATTCTCAATTATGGGTTGTATCTTCTATTGAAGAATCAGTAGCATATAAAGTTACTTTTGAAAATATTCCAATAGTAATAACAGATACTATCAATATTAAAGGTCCAAATTTTAATTTAAATATAAAAGATAGAATTAATAATTCATCAGTTGAATTATCGTATGCAGATTTAATTGCTACTAATTTAACTAGTTCTCAAAATCAACTGAACAGTTTATTAGAAGAAAAAGAAATAGATATAAACATAGATTATACAGACTTCTCTAATTTCATACATTTCAGTTCAGCTCAAACTAGACTTGAAAATTTTTATTACAAAGTAGATTTAATAGAACAATATTCATCTTCTATTACTATTTTAGATTCAACTTTATCTTCACCTACAGCAGTAAATGAAAGTAAAGTATCTTTAGAAAATAAAATAAATAATATTATAACTAATTTTGATGGTTATGATTATTACCTTTATTACAACACAGGTTCTTGGTCTTGGCCTAAAACAACAACAGAACAGCCTTACCAATTAGCTCCTATAGGAAGTACAGCTGTTACAAATTGGTATACTAACATAATTAACTCTGCTTCTTTATATGATGAGAATAATAAAGATAACCTATACTATGTTATTCCTGAATATTTAAGAAACGACCCAAATAATGAACCATACGAACTATTTGTTAGTATGATTGGTCAACATTTTGACAACATTTGGATCTACTATAAAGACGTAACAGAAAAATATAACGCAGATAACCGTTTAGAAGCAGGTATCTCAAAAGATATAGTAGCAGATGCTATTCGAAATTTTGGAATTAAATTATACCAAAATAACTTCTCAAACCAGGACTTATATACAGCATTCTTAGGCTTAACCCCAGATGGAGGTTTATTCCCTTTTCCTAATACTACAGGTTCTTTACCTGTACCTTCGGGGTATGAATATATTACAACAAAAATATCTGCCTCAAGCGATTATTTACCGTTAGATGATGTGAATAAGTCGCTATATAAACGCATTTACCATAACCTGCCATACCTGCTTAAATCAAAAGG